CTTGTAGAATATTTTTAACATATGATGATGTAGAATTTTACTATGTTTGCAAAGATCCAGGACTAATGCCAGAAGCATATAACTGGACGCCCAATGTTAAAGAAATAACTTATACACAGTATTTTAACCTGGCTGGCCTAGGCGCTATTGCACATTAATTCTTCAACTGTTTTAATTTTATCAACAATTTCATCAATTTGAAATGTAGTAAACACACCAGGGTGTAAAGGTTTGGGCCAAGCGTCTAGTTTACTCCAGGCATAACCTTTGTGTTCATTGTTTAGTTTAGGGATAAATTCATCTTCTACTACACATACATAGGTACTGTATGTAAAGTTATTCTTGCTGTTAGTAAACTTTTCTACTGGGATAGTTTTTAGCACAAGCGGCATAAATCCAATCTCTTCAACAATCTCACGCTGTAGTGCAGTATACTCTGTTTCATCTCGTTCTACTTTGCCGCCAACAAACGCCCACATACTGTCATACCTGGCGCCATTGCGCAGTACAAACATATATCTACTTGTTGATTTGCTTAGAAATAACGCTCCAACACCGCTGTTAGATAACGATACTCCAGTCGCCTGCTCGATATTCGCCTTCATAAGACTTGACCCACTCTGTTCCGGTCCACTTGTATTGTAAGCCTGTGTTAGTATTAGTCATATAGTGTACACCCGAATCACTACTACTGTCAAATGCTACTTGCCAATCTGTGCCATTATATTCGACGATGTCGTTAGCACCTGCTACTAGATCACCCCACGCATCAGACCCGTCTGTGTTACTTGCATCGCCAATAGCATTGAGGATGAGATAACGCTGTCCTTGTGCTGCGGTTGCAAGTCCTGCATCTGGCGCACTGCGTAGAGGATTAATAATCTTTGTTACAGCAGGCAAATCGTTTGTTGGAACAGTGTCACTCTCCACAGTCCACAGTAGTTTGTGTGGATCGCTAGGATGGAAAGCAACTGTGCCTACTATTTCTGCAGTGCCTTGTTCTAAACGAAGTTGACTAATACCACTTTGTAGTTCACCATACTGGTTAATAAGTGCAGCCCAACTAACATCGTCTGTGCCTACTTTTGTTGGTGGATCGTTTAGTGGAGTATAATCTACTTTGTTAGTGCTTGTTTCGTTGCGATCTAATATTTGCACAGTGTTACCAAGCACAATAATGCCAAAGTTCATAGGTGTAAACTTCTGTCTTTCACCTAGTAGTATTTGCCCGTCAATAACGCCTTCTGCAATGCCACCTTGATCATCATAGATACTAGCAACAATCTTGCTGATAACACCAAGTTTCTTAACCTTGGCAGGAGCAGTTAACCAAATTGGAACAGTAAATGAAAGCGTAGCAATATCAATCTGCTCATCAACACCAACGGGTACACTTCTACTGCTCCACTGTGTTTGTGCTAGTTCAATGTAACTTAGGCTTGTCCAGTCTAGGTAGTTGTCTGTGCTTTGTATTTCAAGTGCTGGATTAAACAACACAAGTAACTGTTCAAGCAACTGTAGTTTTTGATTAGTGTTACTAGTCCATACATCTACATTTAACTGCAGTGTATACGGAACAGGCATAACACGCTCTACTGTAAAAGCATTGCCTTGTTGTGTTGTGTATTCATTTGTGTTAGGATCAAACTTGCGCATACGGACATGCTTCTTGTCAATAAACGTAGGATCTTGTCTGCGTTCTGCATTGTATTCCAGCCCAGTTACATAGCAACTAATCATTGGTGTTGGAATAATCTTATTCTCACTGTTCTCACGAACAATGCTGCTTACCATACGAGTAGCATCACCATACTTAACAGGCACAGTAACCAATGTAGTATTACCATCTCTGTCTTTGCCATACTCGACCTGAAAGTTACTAAATGCACGAATAAACTGCAGTAGGAAACGTCTTATCTGTTGATCGTAAAAAAATTGCTGTGGCATTAATCTTCTCTAGGTTTCAATGCATCACTAAGGCTTTGTCTACTGGTTGCAGTAGTGTTATCGTCTGCAGTAAACGTGCCTGTGTTGTTGATAAATCCATCCATCTGTGTTGAGCCAGTGCCAGGTGTAAGTTTGCTGCGCACATCATCTTCTACTTTAATCCAGCGTGATCCACTGTATCTAAACAGTCTGTTTGGTAAGAAGTCTAAGCGTAGCACAAAATCACCTTCTTGTGAATCACCAGGGAAACTAGTGCCCATACTGATTGGTTCACCATTAGGAGCAAGTCCATCACCTACTAGGTATCCACTGTAAGCATTGGTGTTAGTAGGCGTAATGCGTCTAGCATCTGCACTTGCATCAGTGCTGTCTGCATTTTGTTGAGTATCGTCAGCATTAACACCTTTAGGCTCTAGTGGTCTACCAGTAACTGGATCAGTAGGAACAATATAGTATTGACTTGTATCGTAACCACTTTCAGGAACTTCTTTCTCTGCTTCTTCTACAATCTTGCTTGTAATCTCAAGTTCTTTATTGTATGTAGATAGCAGATCACGAAGCGTATTGTCTGTTGTATTGCCGTCACTGTCAGTTTGCAATACATTAAGAATATCTGTGTATTCTTGGCTGTCAACTAGTGGTGTACACTTAACACGCCACAAATGGCTCCACCAAGTTGGACTAAATCCTTCACTTGGACGACTACCTTCTTGTATAACATAGTAGCGTTTGAGACTAAGTTCTACACTTTCATCCAGTGCGCTAAAATCTGTAAGGTGTGGCAGTTCAATAACATCGCCTGCCATAAGTTTGCGACCAAGGTTGTTTAGCATATCATTCTCGTGGAATGTAATAAACAGCGTATCGTTTGCTAAAAACAAACCAAACTGTGACAAGTCAAAGTCTGTGTCGCTTACACTGTATATACCACGCAAACTATAGATATCTTGATCGTATATTCTATCTCTGTTTTCTAAAAATAAGAAGTCTTGTATGCCCAATGGATCAGGTTCTTGATCACCGCCGGTCTGGTTTGCAACGCCCAAATACTTGTGTACATTGATGCCTGTACCGCCGATTGTAAACATTTCTTTTATACGACGATCAAAAAAGCGATAATCGTTGGTGTGAGCACCGTCTTTCCATAAACTTATTCTTGGCATACTATTTCCTTATTGCGTAGTATTTATCGCCTTAAAAAAGGTTGACACATTCTCAAAAGGTGCTATATTAATATAGTAAGTTGTTGTTGAGGAGAGATACATTATGGTTAGTAATACAAAATTTAAAAATTTTATTGTAGCACTTAGCGCAGAAGATCAGCAAACAGTTGTTGATAGGCAGTTGCGTTTGCTTCCTGCGTTTATTATGCAAGAGGTTGCTACTACTAATAACCCAAAAGTAGTTCGCAAGTTAGAGAGACGCTTAAAGCAGGTTCGCTTGATGTTATCCTCTATCGTTGCTAACGGAAAGGTTGTTTAATGAACGATCTACTTAAAGACATCGAAACACTTACTATAGTAAAAAATGCAGTAAGTAAGGGTGTTGAAACAGAAAAAGTTATTGAATTGCTCGATAGTGTGATCAAACTTAAGACTATTGAGATAACTAACTTTGAAAACGAAATAGAAAAGGAGTTTGCCCGTGGCATTGACCGCTCTTAGAGGTAAAAAGATTACTCGTAAAAAAGCACCTGCTGCAAGACGGAAACTATCTGGCGCAGCAGCGGCACCTATGGATGACTATAACAAGTGTAGAGACTTCTTTCACTTTGAAGTAGACAACAAGGACTGTGCTGCGATTGTTAAGGCATATGTAAAGCGTGTGTTTGACAAAGAAAAAGCACGCCTTATTCTCAAAAACAAAGAATACAATCTCTACAAGAGTCATGTCGCAACATTTTGTCATTGGCAAAATGCAGGACAAACTGCACCTGAGTCTACTATACAATATATGACAGGCTACTTTGAGAATCTTGAGGAGCAAGGCAAATCTATTGCAGAAGAAATTAAAGCAGTGGAAGCAGAAAAGCCTAAGAATGTTTATGTGCCCAGCATCCAAGAGCGTATCAAAGAAGCAAGTGGCAACATTATTGCTGAGATTGAAGAAGCAGTTGATGACTTTATTGCCGATCCAGACAAGTTCAAAGGATTGGATGCTGTTAAACTGTTCCGTAAACTAAATGTTAATCAAGCACACGCAAGACATATCCGTGCTTTTTACGAAGGAATACTTGCAGAGTATATTATACTACAGCAACCTGCTCGTGAACAAGACGAGGATTTGCGTGAAGGCTATGCACACTTGGACAAAGCAGCCATCAAACGTGGTGTTGCATTGTTCCAAGGTATTATTGGTGCTTGTGATTTGATTACACAAGAAAGCAAAGCAACTCGTAAGACTAGATCACCCAAGCCTAAGAGTGCTGACAAGTTGGTTGCAAAAATGAAATATTGTAAAACCGACGAAAAGTATAAAGTAGCCAGCATAAATCCTGTGGATATTATAGGTGCTACGGAAGTGTGGGTGTTTAATACTAAAACACGCAAACTAGGCAAGTATGTTGCAGAGGATGCACAACAGTTTCAAGTTAAAGGTACTACACTGCAGTTCTTTAATGCTAATGCAAGTGTAGCAAAAACACTGCGTAAGCCAGAACAGCAACTAGCAGACTTTAACAAGAGCGGCAAAGTACAACTGCGTAAGTTCTTAGACAACATTAAAGGTGTTGAAACAAAGATGAATGGACGCTTTAATGCTGATACTGTAATCCTTAAAGCAGTAAAGTAATAAATAGTGTATAGAAGGAATACACTATGGCAACACTAGCATCACTAAGAGCAGACACAGTAGACTATATCCGTTATCGCCTAGGCGATGGCATGGTAGATGTTGAACTTGATCCGGAACACTATGACAATAGCATTGACAAAGCATTAAAGCGTTTTCGTCAGCGCAGTCAAAACGCATATGAGAGTTCATATGTATTTCTAAGTGTTGTCACAGAGCAGCAAGAGTACACACTGCCAGACGAGATCGAAGAAGTGCGTCAAGCATTTAGACGCAGTGTTGGCAGTGGTAGTAGTGATACTGGCACACAGTTTGAACCGTTTGAAGCAGCATTTCAGAATACTTATTTGTTGCAAAGTGGTCGTATTGGCGGTATGGCAACATATGAAATGTACTACCAGTATCAGGAATTAAGTGCTAGACTATTTGGCGGCTTTGTTAACTTTGAATTTAACCCTGTTACTAAAAAGATTACATTGCTCAGAAAGTTTAGTGCAAGCGGTGAGCAGATTGTACTATGGACCTACAACCTGCGTCCAGAAGCAAGATTGTTACAGGACAGACATGCTGGTCCATGGATCCAAGACTATGCACTAGCACTTGCAAAGTATACACTAGGCGAAGCAAGATCAAAGTTTAGTACTATTGCAGGACCACAAGGCGGCACAAGTCTAAATGGTGATGCACTTAAAGCAGAAGCACAAGTTGAAATAGACAAACTCGATGAAGAACTACGCAACTATGTTGACGGTAGTGATCCACTCTCATTTATTATTGGCTAATAAGAGGACTTAATGATTATAGGAATTTGCGGATTGATTGGTTCCGGTAAAGGAACTGTCGCTGATATTCTAGTCGACCAAGGATTTAAAAAAGTAAGTTTTGCTGACAAACTCAAAGATGGCGTAAGTACAATCTTTGGATGGGATCGTGCAATGCTGGAAGGAGACACTGATGAGTCAAGAACTTGGCGTGAACAACGAGACGACTTTTGGAGTGCTGAAACGAAAATGGAAGTCACTCCTCGTCTGGTGCTTCAGTTATTTGGTACTGATTGCATGCGTAATGGCTTTGATGACGGAGTCTGGGTAAGCCTACTTAAAAAAACTATACTGGATAATCCAGGTAACTATGTAGTGCCTGATGTGCGTTTTGAAAATGAGATTGCTATGCTGCGTGACATCGGCGGGGAAGTATGGGAAGTGCAGCGTGGTCGCACTCCAGAGTGGCTTATTAAATATGAAATTACAGGTGTAGAACCTGCAGAAATACACCCAAGCGAATGGCGTTGGATCAAAAGCAGAAAAGATGTAGTGATTGAAAACAACAGTACACTAGCTGAACTTAATCGTCAGGTGTTAAGTCGCCTCGGCGCCATCCCGTATTAACTAGTTCAGCATTACAATTTAAGCAAACTGTTTTTAAGTTGCGATTAGAAACATTATTTAAATTTCCATCAATATAAAACACAGTAACTTGACTTCTTATACTAGGCTTAAATCCGCAAGCCTCGCAATTTCGTTTGACTTTGTATCCACTATCGACCCATAGTGGCTTTACAGGCTTATGCAATTTTAAGCACTGTTCACATTTCTTCCTATAAAAAACTTTATCGTCTTTATAGTAGTTTATTGCTCTAGGACGTTGTCCGCAAGACTCACAAATAGGGCGTTGCATGCTATTATTTAGCGGACCTTTAAAGGGATTTGTCAAATACGGGTATTTTTAGGGTGTTCTTATAAATAGTTATAACGAATTATAAAACCTTGATTGAGGAAGAAAAACATGGCACTAATATCACCTGGAGTAGAAGTTACAGTAATTGACGAAAGTAACTATGCACCATCAGCAGCAGGCACAGTAGCAGCGATTGTTGTTGCAACTGCACAAGATAAAACAAGCGGCACTGGCACAGGCACAGCGTCAGGAACGACTGCAGCAAATGCTGGTAAGACATTTTTAATTGGAAGTCAAAGAGAACTTACAGCGACCTTTGGTAATCCAACATTTTACAATACAGCAAGTGGTACACCAATTAATGGTTACGAACTTAATGAATATGGATTGATGGCAGCATACAGTTTACTTGGTGTAAGCAACAGAGCATATGTTATCCGTGCAGATGTTGACCTTGCAGAACTAGCACAAAGCACAAGTCGTCCACTAGGCAACCCTACAGCAAGCACAGTTTGGTGGGACATGAGCACAGATACACGCTGGGGTATTTTTGAATGGAACCAAAGCACAGGTGCATTTACCAACAAAGTGCCAACAGTTATTACAAGTACAACTGATCTAACAGGCGGTGTTCCAAAGACTTCAATTGGTGCAATTGGTGATTATGCATTGGTTGCAACAAACACCAGCAATCCTGTTTACTACAAGAACCGCAGTAATGCGTGGGTACTAGTAGGTGGTGCAGCATGGCAGGTTGCACATGCTACAATTGCTGGCACAGTAGCAAGCCCAACACTAACACTGGGTAACAGCATTGATATTAACGGATCAACAGTTACACTAACAGGCACATCAGTGACAACGCTTGCAAGTGATATTAACACTGCAGCAATCACAGGCGTCACTGCAGCGGTAGTAAGTAACAAGATTGAACTTTATGCAACAAGCAGTGCAGCAAGTGAGCAGATTATTCTTGCTAATAACACTGGTACAATACTTACAGATGCAGGCTTAACAGCAGGCACATATGCAAGACCAAAGATTGCACAAGATCCACATTACACTGTTCCAGCATGGAAGTCAACAGACACAACACCTCGCCCAACAGGCAGTGTATGGGTTAAAACTACAAGCAGTAACAGCGGATTCCTAGCAGACGTTAGTACATACAGCACAAGCACAGCGGCATTTGTTGGCGGCAGTGCTCCAGCATATGAAAATGATCAGACTGCACTAAAGAATCTAGACACAACAGGCGGCAGTGCTATTACAGCAGGCAGTTTTTATGTACAGTATGACGTAAGTGAAAATGACACAGTAACTTATAAGTTGTTCAAGCGTTATAGCGCAGGTGCATTGAGTGTAACTGGTACAATTAATGCGGCAGCACCGCTAACAGGTAGTGATACATTTACAATCAGTGCAAGTGCAGCAAACAGCACAGCACTATCAAGTGCAGTAACAGTTACAGTAAGTGGCACAGGCATTGCAGACATTGCAAGTGATATTAACGGTGCAGGCGTTGCAAACGTTAGTGCAAGTGTTAACTCAGGCGGTTACTTGGTAATTACACATGCACTAGGCGGTGTGATTGTACTTAAAGACACAAGTGGTACTCCACTAGCAGATGCAGGTATTAGTACAGCAATTACTACTAAGCAGGTTCGTGCAGGTAATAACAGCGACCTTATTGTAAGTAACTGGATTGCAGATACATACACTGCAGCAACTAGTTCACCAAGTGCAAATCCAACAGACAACACTTATTGGTATGCAGGCGGATTTGAAGCAGACATTATGGTACACAACGGTACAACTTGGAAAGGTTATCAAAACGACTCAAATGATGCTCGTGGATTTGATCTTTCACAAACTGATGCAACAGGTGTTATCTTTAGTACTACTGAGCCAACTACACAAGTTGATAGTACTGCACTAGTTAACGGTGATTTGTGGATTGACACAAGTGACTTGGAAAACTATCCAGCACTTTACAGACGCCAAACAGTAAGCGGCGAAGCACGTTGGGTAGCAATTGATAAAACAGATACAACAACTGAAAATGGTATTATTTTCGGAGATGCACGTTTTATCGGTGACACAACAACAGACGTTGTAACTGGCACAATTGCAACAACTGCAAGTCTACTAACAAGTGATACAGTTGATATTGATCGTCCTGATCCATCAATTTACCCTCGCGGTATGCTACTGTTTAACACACGCCGTAGTACATATGGTGTAAAGCAGTTTAAGAGTAACTACTTCTCACGCACTAACTTTAGTGACACAACACTTTATCCAACACTTCCTACAGAAAAGGATGCATGGGTAACAGTAAGTGGATCAAAGTTTGGACGTAAGGCAGTAAGACAGATTGTTGCAACAGCAATGAAATCTGCACTTGATGCAAGCACAGAGCTTCGTGAAGATGCAAGAATCTTTAACACTATTGCAGCACCAGGTTATCCAGAGCTAATCAGCAACATGGTAAGCCTAAACAATGACAGACGCCAAACAGCGTTTGTGGTAGGTGACAGTCCAATGAGACTAGCAGCAACAAGCACTGCTATTGAGAACTGGGCAACAAATACTGCGGCAGCAACAGACAATGGTGAAGATGGACTAGTTAGTAGTGATCCTTACATGAGTGTGTTCTATCCAAGTGCAACAACAAATGACCTAAGTGGCAACACAATTGTTGTCCCAGCAAGTCACATGATGCTACGCACAATTGCAAGAAGCGATGATATTAGTTTCCCATGGTTTGCACCAGCAGGTACACGCCGCGGACTAGTAGACAATGTTGCAAGTATTGGATACATCAATAGTATAACAGGTGCATTTGTTAATGATAACATTCGTGAGAGTGTAAGAGATACACTGTATACAAATAGAGTTAATCCAATTGCATTCTTTAACGGCAGTGGTATTCTTAACTATGGTAACAAGACTCGTGCAGCAAGCAGTAGTGCATTAGATCGCATTAACGTTGCTAGACTAGTTGGTTATCTGAGACGCCAGCTACAAACAATTGCTACAGGCTATGTATTTGAGCCAAATGATAAGATCACTAGAGATGAGCTAAAACAGCAAGTTGAACAGACACTTAACGACTTGGTTGCAAAGCGTGGTGTATATGATTACTTGGTAGTTTGTGATGATACAAACAACACACCAGGTAGAATTGATCGTAACGAACTATACGTTGATGTTGCTATTGAACCTGTAAAGTCAGCGGAATTCATCTTTATTCCAATCAGACTTAAGAACACAGGTGAGATTGCAAGCGGAAACGTAGCTGCAGCAAGCACAGTTTAACGTATCGGAGTAATTAATGGGGGGTAGAAATGCCCCTCATTTTTTATGACTGAAAATAGATAAATACTTTTATAATTAATATAGGAGCGAAACGACATGTCAGTTTCATCATTAACAAAATTTACAGTACCTATTGACGGTGACCAGAGTGCAGCAAGCCAAGGCTTGCTTATGCCAAAACTTAAATATCGCTTCCGTGCATCATTTGAGAACTTTGGTATTAGTTCGCCACGCACAGAGATGACAAAGCAGGTTATGAACATTACTCGTCCAGCAGTGACATTTGAAGAGTCAATGATCGAAGTATATAACAGTAAAGTCTATCTAGCAGGCAAGCATACTTGGGATCCTATCACAGTTAACCTACGCGACGATGTAAACGGCGCAGTTACTAAATTGTGCGGAGAGCAAATTCAGAAGCAGTTTGACTTTATGGAGCAAAGTAGTGCTAGTTCAGGTATTGACTATAAGTTTATTACACGCTTCGAACTTCTAGACGGTGGCAATGGCGCAAATGCACCAAGTGTACTTGAGACTTGGGAACTATACGGTTGTTTTGTCCAGAACATTAACTACAATGATTTAGATTACGCATCACAAGAGCCAGTGCAGATTACAATGAGCATTAGATTTGATAATGCTGTACAAACACCACTTGGTGATGGCATCGGTGCAACAGTAGCGAGAACACTAGGTCAAACTATTACTGGCTAATAGGAGTTTATCCACATGGCTAGTGTAAATCCAAATCTATCACCCTTAACCACAGGCGAAACAGTGCGTGACTATAAACATGCGTCACGCACTTTTGTTGACAATAACTACGAGCTACAACCAAGATTTAGTCATCTCTTTCATGTAGTTTTTGAGTTTACATCAGAAGCAGCAACATTATTCAATACAGTAGAACAACTAGAAATACCAATTCTAGTGAAAAGTGTTGACTTGCCTACATATACTGTTGACGTTCAAACACACAATCAGTATAACAGAAAAGTGCAAAGCCATCATAGTATGAATTACAATCCTATTACTGTGCGTTTTCACGATGATGCAAAAGAACTTATTCGCAACATGTGGCACAAGTATTATATCTATTATAATGCAGATCCTACTTATAGTTTAGACAGCAATAGTTATACTGCGTATGACAAGTACAGTAATCGTGTGCAGCAACAGTGGGGCATGCAGCGCGGCAACAAACGTTTCTTTAAGAATATTAAAATCTATAGTATGCACAATCATAAGTTTGCTGAGTATACATTAATCAATCCTATTATTACTGCATTTAATCATGACAGTCACGCTTATGCAAATGGCGGGCTTATGGAAAACACAATGCAACTTGCATACGAAACTGTAAAATATGCAACAGGTTACGTTAATGATATTACGCCACGTGGATTTACTGATATACACTATGATGTAGAAACAAGTGATCTTTCAACTACAAACACAAGCACAGAAGCATTTATTAATGGACAGACTGTGAGTGTAGCAGGACAAGAAGCAAAAGATCTATTTCAAGGAAACATAATTGGTGTTATCAAAGATGCTGAGATAGTATATAACGAAACAAGACTTAATACAGGAAACGTACTAACAGATACACTGTCAATTTTTGCAAATAATTTATTAACAGGCAAGAAACCAACAAGTAATATTCTAGTACCAGTCACTGGATTAGTTGAAAGTGTTGCCAATAAATATGCTGGTAGTATTACAGACGGCATTGTTAAAAGCGTATCTGGAGCCAATGCTGGGGTTGTATCTAGTCAAGGGCAAAACGTACAATCTAGTAATTTTAATACACCAAATACTAGTACAACTAACGTAGGATATGCAAAAGTAATTCCTAACACTAATGGAACAGTGAGCAATCCAAACAATATTAGTGATGTTTTAAAAACTTTTAGTAGTCTAGTAAACAGCAAAAAATAGGTAAAATACTATGTCACAAAACACAAATCTACCAATCGTAAATCCAGCAGATAACTTTGATCAACGTGTGCAGGATTATTTTACCAACTATTTTACCTCGCCTATTAGTATGACTGACATGGAATACGAAGCAGCAAAAAGTTTTTTTGTAGCCCGCACCAACAACGAAGATGCTGCAGCAGCATTAACTGCGGCAGTTATACAAGCAGCAAATGAACTTAACATTTACATAGTAGACATCATTAAAGAATTTGAACAAGCCAGCGATCTTAAAAGTGCAATTCCTACATTCTTAAATTTAAGTAGAAGAACAAGTAGTTTACTTGGATATGAAGCAGATATTACTCCAAACGAGAACATAGCACGCCAAGTGAGTGCATAATGTTTAGTCGTAACAAATATGCTAACGGCATATACACAATAACAAATACAGAAAAGTACAGTGGCAACAAAGAGCCTCGCTATCGTAGTGGTTGGGAACATGCATTTATGCGTTTTTGTGACAACAATCCAGCAGTAATAAGTTGGGCAAGTGAAGCAATACAAATACCTTATCGTAATCCACTCACAGGCAAAGGCACAGTATATGTACCAGATTTTGTTGTAGTATATCAGGACAAGCGAGGCAACAAGCATGCTGAACTCATAGAGATCAAACCCAAAGCACAGACCATGCTTACTGAAAAGACTCGTGAAAAAGAAAAACTTGCTATTGCTATCAATCATGCAAAGTGGGAAGCGGCGGCAAAATGGGCAAAGCACAAAGGCTTGCGATTTAGAGTTGTAACAGAAGACGATATTTTTCACAACGGCAAACGCTAGGAATAAGTATTAACATGACAAAACGATTAGAAGAATTATTCGATGTAGCACCTGCAGACGAACTAGATATAACAGCCGAAGAAAACACTAGAGTTGTAGAAGCTGTCACTGCAGATGATATTCCACAACTACAAACAGCATTATCCAGTGTGGATAAAATTGATGCTGCATTGCCAAGTGTGCGAGAACTTGATACCAGCGATAAAGAAATGGATGAGATTGCACAACTAGCACAAGACACATTTAAAGACTTGATGGACTTGGGCATGAACGTAGAAGCACGTTTTAGTGGTGAAATATTCAGTAATGCAAGCCGTATGTTAGACACAGCACTAAGCGCAAAGAGTGCAAAGATCAACAAAAAACTGCGCATGGTTGATTTACAACTTAAAAAAGCAACATTGGATGCTAGACTTGCTCGAGAAGCAAAAGCCAATGGTGAAGACACAGAGGATGGTGATGGGCAAGCAGTGGATCGTAACCAACTTCTTATGGAAATCCTCGGCAGAAATAATCCAGAAAAGTAATAAATACACACATATAATTGAGGA